CTGCATATGAATATGCAAAAAGAATGTCTGAAGAAAATCAACATCTTAAAACTAGATCTTCAACACTAGATAGGTCTTACCTTCAAGAAGCTGAAAGTAGATTAAAGTCTCAAAAACAACAAGCGCTTGCTGCACTTAAAAATGCACACGAAGTTGCTGACTATGACAAGGTTGCAAAAGCTCAAGAAGTTCTTGCAAAAATAGCAGTAGAAGAAAATAAAGTAACGGTATCAAAAGCTCAGCTTGAACAACAAATAAATGTCCAGGAAGAGCAACAAGCTAATTATCAAGATTACGTACAACCTCAACAACAAGTTCAGGCACAACCTCAGCAAAATTTAGAGCTAGCTGAGACTGATAAGAAATGGGTTGAAAAAAACAAATGGTTTGGTGAGGACGAAATAATGACTGTTTCTGCCTATGCAATTCATAATCAATTGCAGGAAGAAGGCTTTGACTTGGGGACAGAAGAATATTATAGTGAGATTGATAAGAGAATTCGTGTAGAATTCCCACAGAAGTTTAACGAATCTTCTGTTAAATCTAAGCCTCAACAAAAGGTGGCTTCAGCAGGTAGGGTTGCTGGTAATACAGCATCCAATAAAAGACAAGTAAAATTGTCACCATCTGAAGTTCAAATGGCTAAAAGATTAAACGTACCGCTTGGCGAGTACGCTAAATATGTTAAAAGGTAAAACTATGACAGAAGATAAAAAAGATTTAAACAGAACCCCACGTTCTGCAGACACTCGAGCAAAAAAAGTTGCTCGCAAACCTTGGAGTCCGCCATCAATGTTGGATACTCCTCCTGCACCTGAAGGGTACACTTACAGGTGGATACGAGCTGAACTCGTAGGTAATGAAGATAGAAAAAATGTAACCTCTAGGATGCGAGAAGGTTTCGACCTTGTAAGAGCCGAAGAGTTAGATGGATTCGAACTTCCTACCTTAGATGACGGTAAACACGCAGGAGTTGTTTCGGTTGGTGGTTTGCTATTGGCTAAGATTCCTAATGAAACGCGCGAGGAAAGAAACTCCTACTTTGAAAATCGTGCGCATACCCAGCAAGATGCTGTGGATAACGATCTTTTAAGGGAATCAGATCCAAACTCTCCGATTTTAAAACCAGAGAGAAGTAGCAAAGTAACTTTTGGCGGTGGTCAGCGTAGCTGATTACCAAATATAAATTTTAAATAATATAGGTAACTTATTATGTCTAACAAAAATGCACCCTTTGGAGCAAGAGTTGTAGGTAAATTAGGTTCTTCTCCACAAGTGGGTGGGGTTACAGAATACGAAATAGCCTCAGGTGCTTCTGGGAATATTTTTTCAGGCGATTTAGTAAAAATGACCAATACAGGTACTATTTTAGTATCTGCTGCTGGTGATGAATCTATCGGTGTATTTAGAGGTTGTACTTTTACAAACTCTTCAGGTGAGACTATTTTTAGCTCACACTACCCTGATGGTACTGTATCGTCCGATATCAAGGCATTCGTAATAGATGACCCTAATGCTGTATTTGAAATTCAGAGTGCAGGTTCTCCAGCGCAGACTGATGTAGGCTTAAATGCAGATATTTCTTATACTTCTGGCTCTACCAAAACTGGTATGTCAGCTGTAGAATTATCAGGCACAACTGCTGCAACAACTGCAACTTTCAGAATTATGGGATTCTCCTCTGATCCAGACAACAGCACAACAGGCTCAGCTAACGTGAATGTTATAGTTAAATTTAATGAGCATTTCTATGTCGATCCTACAGGAGTATAAATAATGGCAATTAATAGAGCGCAATTAGCGAAAGAATTAGAGCCAGGTCTTAATGCTTTGTTCGGTATGGAATATGCTAGATACGAAGCAGAACATGCAGAAATCTACGAAACAGAGAGTTCTGATAGAGCGTTTGAAGAAGAAACTTTAATCGTTGGGTTCGGTAATGCTGAAGTAAAAGCTGAAGGTAGCGGAGTCAGATTTGACAATGCTAACGAAGGTTACACTTCTCGTTATACCCACGAAACAGTTGCTTTAGCTTTCGCGCTAACAGAAGAAGCTGTCGAAGATAATCTTTATGATCGTCTTGGTGCAAGATACACAAAAGCATTAGCTAGATCTATGGCTAATACTAAGCAAATCAAAGCTGCGTCTGTATTGAACAATGCGTTCTCTACAGCTGGTGGCGATGGTGTATCTTTAATCAATACTTCTCACCCTCTTGGGGGTGGCGGTACTTTAGCAAATAGAGCAACTACTATGGCGGACCTTAATGAAACTTCTCTTGAAGATGCATTAATTAATATCTCTACATTTACTGATGATAGAGGTCTTAATATTGCTTTAAGAGGAATGAAGTTAATCGTACCACCTCAATTGCAATTCGTTGCTGACAGACTTCTCCAATCTCCAGGTAGAGTTGGAACTTCTGACAATGACATCAATGCAATTAGAAATACTGGTATGTTGCCTGATGGCTATGTTGTAAACCACTATCTAACAGATACAGATGCTTTCTTCTTGAAAACAGACTGTCCTGATGGATTTAAGTACTTCGAAAGATCTCCAATGCAAACTGCATTAGAAGGTGACTTCGATACTGGCAACATGCGATACAAGGCTAGAGAAAGATATTCATTCGGATATTCTAACTTCAGAGCTGTTTACGGTTCTCAAGGGGCTTAATGAACGATAGGTTGTAGCGTTTATAACTCATTTACAACCACCTAGGGGGCTTAACCGCCCCCTTTTTTTCCTCTAAATTTACATTCAGTATAAAAATATGTAGAATTTATGCATGAACATTCTTTGTGATGTCGTGTCTTTATCTCAAAACCCCTGTACGGGTGTTTGCACTACTACGTATGGCTTAGCAGAGCAATGTGCAGGATGCGGTAGAACTTTAGAGCAGATAAGAGATTGGAATAGTTATTCCGATTTAGAGAAAAAGCTGATTAATGTTGATTTAGCAGCTAATTATGGGATACGGCAAAAAAAGGAGTTCAATAACATGTCAACAGATAAAAAAATTCAAGATATAAGCGGTAGGCTAATTACAACACAATCTTTAATTGAAATGATGGGAGCGGACATGCTGGATCACTTTGGCAAAGATCCAACCATCAAAGAGACCTACGAGGCCTTAGTTGAGGCACGTAATAAAATACTAAAAGCAAAAGAATCTCTTCCTATTGCTTTGGAACAAGCCTCATAGTAAACTGAAATTTGTTAATTAGCTTAATGAGGGCCGTTAACGGTTTCCATTAATACAAATATAAAGGAGTTCATAATGGCTAATCCACATTTTCAAAACTTAATATTAAACGCAGGTAATACTGTAGCAACCAAGCATAAGAAAGATGTTCCTATGTTTTTGGTAAATCCATCAAGTTCGTTATTTTATCAATATTCAAATGATTTTATGACTTACAATTCTGGTGATTTTACTATCACTACAACCGAAGCTGGAACAGGCTCTGCTACTGAGGCTTTGACCTCTGGAGCTGGAGGTCAGCTTTTACTTACTAACGCAGCAGGCGATAATGACTTAGACTTTTTACAATTGAAAGGTGAGTCATTCAAACTAAGCAGCAGCAAAAGAGCTTTCTTTGAAGCACGATTCAAAGTAAGTGATGCAACACAATCTGATGTTGTTATAGGTTTACAAATAACCGATACAACGCCTTTGGCTGTGTCTGACGGTGTTTATTTCTTAAAAGATGACGGTGACACTAACCTAGATTTTCATATTGAAAAAGATGGTACTGATACAACTACATCAGCAGTCACTACATTAGCTGATGATACATTTGTAACTGTTGGTTTCTTTATTGATCCAAACACATCACAAGTTTCTTATTTTATAGGTTCAGCTGAGCCAGTAGGTGTTGTTAATACCAACCTTCCTGATGATGAAGAACTTACAGTATCTTTTGGTATCCAAAATGGTGAAGCAGCAGCTAAAACTATGACGATTGATTACGTAAACGTAATTTGCGAAAGATAGGAGATAAACAATGGCAGGTAGAATCGTAGGTTCAGATGTAAAAACAGCTACAAGTACTAGCTCCGCGACAGGCGGAGCAGTATTACAAGCTAGCCGTTCAAGATTGAGGGGCTTTATAATCACAGGAGGATCTTCTGACGGTACCGTAACATTCAGAAACGGTTCTGTTACAGGTTCTACTATCTTTATTGCTCCTTGTAACGCAAACGATACTGAAACCATGAATATTCCAGATTCAGGTGTTTTGTTTGAAGACGGTATTCATGTCGTATTAAGCAATATAGATAGAGTAACTGTTTTTCATTCATAAGATTTTAATTTTATGGCCGAATACAAAGGCAAAAAAGTAACCCTTAACAGACCAAGGGCTATTCGAAAAGGTAGCCCTGGTTATGGTAAAAAGCGTAAAGAAGTTTTTGTAAAAGGCTGTAGTAGTGAAGGTTCTAAGGTCAAACGTATAGCCTTTGGTGATGCCAAACTTGGCATGCACAAAAATAATAAAGCTAGAAAAAAATCATACTGTGCCAGAAGTAAAGGTATGGGTGGTACTACAGACAGATGTAGTGCTAATTATTGGGCTAGGAGAGATTGGGATTGTTAAATGGCTAAAAAAGTAAAAAGTAAAGGTAAGATTTGTCCTGAAGGTAAAGCTTGGGCAAAAAGAACTTTTGATGTTTACCCAAGCGCATATGCTAATCTTGCTGCATCAAAATATTGCAAAGACCCAAATTACGCAAAAAAGTCTAAAAGAACAAAAAAATCTAAAGGAGGCCCTGTCATTAGGGGTCAGGGTGCTGTCATGAAAGATAGGTTAAGGTAATGGGGCAGCTTCAATCGTGGCTAGATGAGGATTGGGTAAGAATTGGGGCTGACGGATCTATACTAGGATCATGTGGCAGCAAAAAAGAAGCAGAAGGTAAGCCCAAATGTTTGCCTCGCAAAAAAGCTGAAGGTATGTCTAAAGAGGAAAGAGCTAAATTAGTTGCACGTAAAAGAAAAAAAGATCCAAATCCAAATAGAAAAGGTAAACCTATTATGGTTTCCAATAAATTACGTAAGGGTGGTCCTGTAGCAAAAAAACGTCATATAACTATTAGAGGGCAGGGCGTTGTTATGAAAGATAGGTTAAGATAAAATAAAAAAATGGCAAAATTAAAAAACCCAGAAAAAGCTGA